GAGTGTCGCCGGGTCGGGCTTGCCGTAGGGCCACAGCGGGTAGTCCGGCGGCGTGTACGGGTCGGCTGCGGCTGCACGGCGCTGGCGCCACTCGAACACGGCGCTGCGGGCCGCGCCGCACACGGCCCCGACAGCGGCGGCCAGCGTCAGGACCGCGCAGGTGCCGAGCAGCGCCACGGTGAGCTGCTGGGAGCCGGTCTGGTACTGGCGGGTCACGGCGGCGAGAGCGATGGCCTCGGCGGCGCGGAGGATGGCGGTCATGATGCGGCCTCCGTCGGCTTCGGGCTGTAGTCGACGCGCCAGGTCGGGTGGGCAATGACGGTGCGCTTCTCGCCGTCGCGGCGGACCCGCAGTCGAGCCCCGGCGGACCCGGTGATCGTGGCCGGTCGGCCGTCGATGGTGATGCGCATGCCGCGCTTGGCCGGGACGCCGTAGGACTGCCGGATGTAGTCGAGGCTCATCGCTCGGCCGCCTCTCGGTCAGCAGCGGCGGACTCGGCGGTGCAGCCTTCGCAGCCCTCGTGGTAGTCGTCGTCCTCGTGGTCGTGGCCGACGGCGACCTCGGTCTCGTTCCACATCTCGTCGTTGGACGGCATCGGTACGGCAGGGGGCGCCAGTATCGGCATCTGGACGGCCGTGACGGCGCCCGGGCCGGGCTTGACCCCGATGTACTCGCTTGAGGTCGGCACGAACTTCGACAGGCGATGCAGGCCGGTCTTCAGCCACATCGACTCTTCCCACTTGATCCAGGGGGCGTCGGCGCCGTCCTTGGTCCTGTTCACGGCCTTGGCCTTGAGGACTTCGTCCCGGGTCAGCACCACGACCTTGGACACGCCGCCGGACTTCATCAGGCCGTAGGCGTAGACGTGCTCCATGGGGCGCTTCTTGCGCTCCGGGTCCTTCCAGTTGATTTTGTGCAGCGGCCGGTCCTGCGGCCCGTTCCAGCGCGGAGGCACGTGATCGTCGAGGGAGCCCGGGTTCCACACGAACTCGTCGCCCTCGTACACCACCTCGCACATGACCGACGCAGTTGCCCCGGCGCGGTAGATGAGCTCGACCTCGCCCTGGTAACCCTTCTGGCCGCTGACGACTTCCTTGCCGACACGCTTGTCGTAGCGCGGGATCAGCCAGTACTGCTCGGTCCCGGGCTCCAGCCCGAGCCGGGCGGCGTCCATCATCGCGGCCATGAACGCGCCCATGTCGTTCTGCGCGGCCTCGGCCAGCCTCGGGTTGCGGCGAAGCACGCCGACCGCGACACGGACGAACGCTTCGGGACGCATGTGGGACGGCAGGACCATGGCGAACTGGTCCTTGGACTGCTGCACCACGGCCGTCGGCGAGTTGTCGCGGACTGCCAGGGCCTGGCCTACGGTCTGACCGCTCATGCGGTGATCACCTGCTTCTCACGCTTCTCGGAGATGTAGACGAGGAAGGGGTCGGAGCCGCCGGAGCGCTGGCGGCGAGCGATGGGCTCTTCCATCCAGGTGGCGCGCCGGCCGGGGCCGATGGCGTCCATGACGCGGGCGGTGTACATGCGCCGCGCCTTGACGGCCTCGCTGTAGGCCTTCTGGGCCTCCAGGTACGGCAGCGCCAGTTCGCGATCGAGTTCGACGTCGTAGTCGTCGATACCGGGCGCCATCTCACGGATCGCCGCGTATGTCTTCTCGTGCGAGTCGATGGCGGGGCGGATGTTGTCGCGCAGGGTCTGCATGAACGCGGCCCCGCGCTCGATGAGAATCGCCGCCTCGGCCTCGTCGTACTCGACGACGAACTCGGCGTATTCGCAGCCGAAGAACAGCACCGAGAAGCGGACACGGGCGGCGCCGAATACGCGGCAGTACCACAGGCCCTGAGCCCGGTAGTAGACCGGGACGTCGTCAGAGCCCTCATCGCCCCAGCCGGTCCGGGACCGGGCGCACTTGCCCTCCCAGATCTCTGGCAGGCTGCGAGGTCCCGGCAGTCCGGAGTGCTGGTACAGCAGACCGTCCGGGTTGGCGACGATGAACGGGTGCTCGCCGTCGCGCCAGGTGCCGATGTCGCCGTTCACCTCGAACTCGGGATGCCGCTTGGCGAACTCCGCCCGCAGCTGCGGTTCGTGGATCCGGCCCCAATACATCTCGCCGTTGTCCTCGACCGGGCCGATGCGGCCAGCCTTGCGGTGCCACAGCGAGAACGGGGACTCGAAGATGGACAGGCCGAGCGCTGCGGCGATCTCGGAGCCCCCGAGGGCACCGGCTCGCGCCTGGTGCCACTCGGGACTGCCGGTCTCGAAGCGGCCGACAAACTCGGGGGCGGTCATGATGTGCCCCCTTCGGGCGCGTACAGGTACTCGCCGGTCGTGTCGGTCAGGCAGCACAGCAGCGACAAGACCGTCTCCGGGGTCTCGCCCGCGCGTTCGAACTGGCCCCACGCGTCTGACAGCAGCGCGCCGTAGGTCATGAGCACCGCGCCGAGCGTTTCCCGGGACAACTCCGGGAACCGGTCGGCGAGGATCTCAGCCGTCCGCGTGGCACCCTTGGACGTCGGGGCGCCATCGCGTTGGGTGCGGATGCCGGCGGCGCGCTGGTCAAGCCATCCGGTGGTCTTCACGCTGCCCTCCCTTCGATTCCGACGCGCCCGGCCACGCTCTGGGCACGCAGCGCCTTCTCGAACTCGGCCCAGGCCATCGACACGCGGTCGCGCAGGTACTCCACGTCCGGCATGTCCTCGGTGAGCGGGTCATCGGCCGCGTTCAGGTCTCCGACCGTGATGCGGTAGTCAGACCACGCGTCGGCCAGGGCGGCGGCCTCGTCGCGCAGCTCGGCGCCAGTACGGATCAGCGCGGCCTTAACCCGACGCCGGTCGAGCCAGCGACCCACGATGGAAACGAGGCGAGCGCGAATCTTGGCGAACATCAGGACCCCTCCAGGTACGGGTCGGCCGCCCGCAGCGCGGCGAGCTTCTCGGCGTTGGCCCACACGCGCGGTGCGGCCGTGATGAGCACGTCCAGCAGCTCGGCGGTGCGCGCGTGGGAGTCGGCCAGGGCCTGGGCGGCGGTGCCGAGGACCTCAGTGGCCATGACGCGCTCGCCGGAAGCGAGAGAGGACAGACGGGCTAGCGCGCGGTCGCGGGCGATAGTCTCGGCGGCGGCCTTCTCGGCGCTCACGGCGTTACTCCGATCAGCCGGGCCGCGACGATCACGCAGCGGGACATGCGCGCCGAGGTGAAGCCGGGGTCCTCGACGTACCGCTGCAACCACTCGTCGAGGCACGCGGCCAGGTCGCAGCGGTGCGCGACGAGGATCAGGTGCATCGCCGACAGGGCGTCGTCATCGGACATGGCCAGCGGCTCGCCGGGGGCCAGATACAGGATCTCGGCCGCGTCGGTCTGGGTGAGGGTGACACCGTCGATGGTGAGCGCGGTCATCGGGCACCCCGCTTCATGCACTTGACGTGCACGAACAGCTGGTGGCACAGGACCCGCTCGGACGGACGCGACGCCTCGCCGATGACGAACGGGCGCCCGCAGGACGCGCAGTGCTCGCCTTCGAGCTGGTCGAGGGTGTAGCGGCCCGTGGAAACGGAATGCGGGAAGGCAGCGAAGCTCATCGTCCGACCGCCTTCGTGCCGTACAGCGCCGCCTCGTCGATCAGCACACGCTCGGCGTTGACGTCGGCGAGCATCGCGCCACGATCGTCGTCCAGCTCGGCAGCGAAGTCGGCCAGCTCGGCGAACAGCCAGCGGACGGCGTAGAGCTCGACGTTCGCCGCCTGCTCGATGCACCGCTGCGTGTTCGACGCGAGCCAGCCGAGCGCGGAGTCGACGGCGCCGAAGTCGCTGGCCAGCCGCGCGGACCAGTCGGTCTGGAGCGGGCCCATGTGCCAGATCGCCCAGACCTTGCGCATCGCCTCGTCGTGGGCGGTGCGGGCCTGCTCGACCGTGATGGGCGCCTCGGCGCGGATCCCGGCCATGGCCGCGACCGAGCGGGCCGGGGCACCGAGCGGCAGCGGCGGACGCGGGGTGGACGGGTGTTGGAGTACTCTCATTGCGATCAACCTTCTGTCTCTGCTGATGGATCTCTGGTTGGTCCCGGCCCCGTCTCGTGTCTGCGAGAGCGGGGCCTTCTTCTATGCCGCCTGCGGAAGCGCGGCGGCCTCGATGCGCGGTCGTGTCGCGACGTGAGGCGCGATGAGGAACGCGATGCGCTCGATCTGCCGCTCGGTTAGC